TGTCCACGTAGAACGCAAACCGCCCAGGAGCCCGCGTCAACTTCTGCACCAACGCGGTATCCTCCATGAGCATGAGGCGCTTCCAGATCCAGCGCGCCGAGTCGAGCACGCTGTACCCGTACTGCGCCCGCATCATCTTCGAACGGAGTCGCCAGTGGACAACCTGCCACGGGTAGAAGAAGACCAGCTTCTTGCGCCCGACGTCGCCGTCCTCCTTCTCCGGAGGGAGCTGCCCCTTCTTCATGTACTCCGCGACCGCGCCGTACTCGAAGTTGAAGGATCCAGAAACGTCCTGGACGAAACCGATCAGAGATCCCTTCTCATCTACAATGCGTCGCATCGTCGGAACCGGCAGCCAGTTCAACCCGACCACACCGATCTCGTTGACGAGGATCTCCGCGAAGCAGTTATGAGCCACCATGCCCTCGGCAACGAAATTGTGGGCGTCGTCGTCCACCTCGATATCATAGACCTTGGTCTCGCCAGCGGGATCCAGGGACAGCAACCTCTCCCCCATAAACGGACCGTTCATCTCATGGTATGAGAAGGTGAGCATGCCGGTCTCCACCACCTCATTAACCTGTTTGCCGCAAATTACCGGAGCCTCACGCAAACGCGTACGCACTTGACCGGAACGGAATCCAAGGCCATCAATCAAGTTCTTCAGATCGTACGCTAGCGGCACATTGGCAACCTCGAAGTGGTAGGCGCGCTTGTTCCATGTGGGCATGTCTGACTGCCACCCGTCAGCGTCCAGGAAACCGTCCAGGAACGCCTGACGGTGCTCCCTGGGCAGCTTGCCCAACCACGCGGGGAGCCGTTTTCTACTGGCTCCGTTTACGAACCCCATCGACTGCATAAAACACTTGAAAAGAATAGAGTGAACCTTGGTCTGACGACCGTCGCCGGAAATAAAAACCTTGAGCCCCAGGCGCTCCAGGAGCCCGTCGTAATAGTCGTTCTGTTCCTCGTTCACCCCTCTAGCATATGCAACCGAAGTGTTCCCCGTGTCCCGCTTCTCTGTAAACAGGTATCCATCCCCCCACCAGAATCCGAGCAGCCTAACAACCCATGGTTCTGGAGTCGCCGGAAGGACGAAGGTATTGACCACATTGCCACCGTTCTCCCGGTCCTTCGGGGTGACCATCTTAACGAACAACTCATCCCAGGATGGCACACGCTCGGGCTCAGGCGCACAAGTGGCAATGACAACCTTCGGCGTCTTGCCCTCGTTGATCTTACCGTTCTCGTAGCGCACCACCTCCAACTCGGATACAGTCCGCCACTCGGTCTTGCCGTTGCCCAAGTCCACCAGTATCGGATGATCGGCCGTGGCCAGAATCTCGCGGTGCTTGGTGCGCAGCCGAAACACGGGCTTGACACCATTGTCATAGCGGCGCACCACGTTAAACAGAGCCGCTTGCCCGTTCTTGTAGCCCATCACCTGAGTTCCGGGCTCGATCGTCTCGATAGCGCGCATGCCATCGGCCGTCCACACTCGCGTACCACCGGGCAGACAGTTACCGTACTTCGCCAACGTCCGCACAGCGACCCAGATGTCCTCCTCGATGCGGAGGCGTCGGTGCATGCAGTCGTCGATGATGTCCCTGATCACCCGGTCACGAGAGAGGCCCCAGATCGTTTTCCCGTGGACGCTGTCCGGGATCGTGCAGTCGTCCGCGTACACGTCGAGCGCAGCGGATGTCTCCACGTAATCGTCCATGTTCTCGTAATCGGCATACCGACGCATCAGGTCGGTATCGACAGCGAGTGCTTCGTGAAGTGTGGAGTACCCTTCGCTCTCGGACTCGAAAGGGGTACCCCCGCGCGTTGGTGCTGCGCCGATGGAGACGCCGCGAGATTCGTCGGCGACCTTCTTGTCCCGATCTTGACCGACGAATGTTTTTATCCAGTCACGCCATCCCATGCGCTAATCTCGCCGAGACTTGCAAGGCGTCCCGTTGCCTTTGTGCGCCACGGTTGGCGCATCAATCGCCAAAAAGGATGGGCAGAAAATCCGATTCATCAATTGCGTCCTCCGCCATCGCCTTGGCGTCCTCAATGTCGACACCCGACGCCGGGATCATTGGGCTAACCCAGGCATGTTCATGCCTGCCTTTTTTAGGAGTATCAGTTCCTAGTCCAATTGGCAAGCGCGCAGAACCCTGTAACAAACCATACACCACTCCAGCCACCGCGTCACTCACATCCTTCGATCCGGCCTGGGGGTGGTCGATCTTGCCCTTCACCCGGTCGTATTCGAGGTGTTTCAGTTCCTCGATGAACGGCTCATATTTGTGGTAGCGGATGCGATCCTCGTAGATGGCACGCTTCAGCTCGTCGTACGGGTCGGTCTTCTCGTCCATCGAGATCAGCTCGCAGTGGATCCCGCGCCGCTTCACTTGCTGATGCATCTCCACGTACTGGTATTTATCCGTGCTGAAGCCCATGAAAGCGAACCCATGAGCCTGCATCTCGTACACCAGTCGCCGAATGTCCGGCAAGTAGATCTGCTCTCCCGGCGGCGGATTGATCCGGAGAAGCACATCGATGTGGTAGAACGGGGCCAAGTCCGTGAAGCGCTCACCCTGCCCGTCCCGGCGAACTACCTCCACCCAGTGATCGATGTGCCCCACAGCAAATCCAGTACAGTCGCCGGAGATCGACGTGTCCACATGGCACCAACGGAGCTTCTTGGGGCTGATCCTCGGCGCAAACCCCGTCTCCGTGTATCCCCCTGGGATCCGGCGCTCGAAGGACTGACACAACTCGTCCCACTTGAACTGCCCCGGACCACCAGCCGTCCACTCCCCCATGGAAAAGGCATGCCGCACCCCATGGTCGGCGCAGTTGTCCACCGCTTCAGGCCGCTGAATGAACGAGGAGATCGCCTGCGTCGAAATGCCCGCGATGTCGCGCAGGGCGTTCTCGATGTCCGTCTCGAAGTCCGTGAGGTACTCGATCGGAATGTCCAGCAACCACGCGTCGTTCTCGGTCAGGTACTCGTCGGTGATGTCGTCGTACTCCGACTCGTCCAAGATCCTCGCCCGGATCGACGACGTGGAGCACAGCACCCAGAACTTCTCACCGCAGAACTCCGTCTCGGGCTTCGCCGTCCACGGGGTATGGTCGCGCACAAACACCTGCGGGTCGTCCATGCTCTCGCGCATCTTGCGCTCGGTGAAGCTCTCCAACGTCGCGGCCGAAGACGCCAGGATGACCATCCCCGGGAAGTCGCCGCCCGCCTTCTGGAACCTGGATTTGATACGGCGCAGGAGGTTCCGGTACACCTTCTCGACCGGATCGAAGTGCGCCGCCGTCTTCCGCTGGCCGATCGCCGTGGTGATCTGCTGCGACCTGCGCGTCGGAGGAAAGTTCGTCTCGTCCAGCCCCACAGAGAACACATTCGACCCCAGGATTCGTTCCGACCCGTAGGAGCCGATAACCACCCGGATATTGTTTGGAAAAACCGTGTTATCCTTGGAGAACTTTGGTGCAAACTTCTCCATGAAGTACATCGACTCGCGGATCTTGTCGTCGACCGCCGTCTTCATGACCTCGCGCGCAAGGATGAGGTTCTTCGAGATGAGCGGGATCACCATCTCCGTCCCGCTGGAGAGCCCGAACGTCCGCTGAGGATCGACCAAGCAGGACAACTCGTAGATCACGCGCAGAATAGCGATAGACAGGACGAACGTCTTACCGACGCCGATACCACCCGTCAGCACCACCTCCCGGTATGGATACTCGAACAGGGATATCAGATCCTTCTTCAACTCGGGGTAGAGCGTCGTGCAAGACTCGCCGAGGTAGTAGGGATCCTCGATGAACTGCTCCATGGACACCGGCCGCGTGTGATACCGATGCGCGAGCATCGTCTCTTCCACGGAAACCTGATCGTCCGGCTCATCGTCCAGCATCCCGAAGAGCAAGTCCTGCTCCTCGTCCGTCAGGGTCGAAATGATGTCACCTGCCCGAGACGCAACCTCCTGCTCTGTCAAGACAGATTTCTTCCGACCCCTTTTCGTCGTGACGATCAAGGCTCACCCCTTCTTCTTCTTCGAGTTCCAGCGCCCCTGGGCGTTCCCCCGAACGCTCGGCTTGGCCGGTCCCGGAGGAAGCCCCTGGTGCCCCCTACGAACAGGCTCCATTTCCGTGGTGTCAGAAGGGGGATCCTTTACCTCACCAGGACTCTCCTCGGGCTCCCTTTCGGGCTCCTCCTCGGGCTCTGGATCCGGCTCCAAGGCTTCCACCTTCTCGTCGAACGGCATCCCTTCGTCGGGCTGACTGAAATCTTCGCCGACAGCGCCCCAGTCCGGCCCCTGTCCGCCTTCCACCGGCTCGCCCCCATCCTCGCCCGCGCCATCG